TGCAGCAGATTCTTCGCGATCGAAATGATGATCCGAATGATGCGCCCTGGGGCGAGTTGCCTGTCATGCCGTTAGGTGTTGGCCCGTATACAGGGGAAGAGCCGGTTGATGAGCTGGGACCGGAAGTCCCTGAAGATCTGCGACTGGCACGCGGTGAACAGCCTGATGGACTAGCTGTTAGTTGGCTCAGGTTCACGCGCGCCGAACGCCAGTTCACGGGTCGTTTTCAGAAGGCAATGCTGAGTGTGTTCGATGCGCAGTTACGTGAAACGGCTAAGCGGCTGAAGCAGACACCGCCTCGTGCGCGTGCGCAGGGCAGCGACTATTTCGATCCTGATGAGTGGGAGCCGCTGATGCGTAGGCGCATTCAGCCGTTGCGTCAGCGTGCCTATGTGCAGACTGCTGAAGATGCTTTCAAGTCTGTAAGCGATAGTGCCTTTTCGTTGAGTGATGCTGCGGCCGAAGAGATCGAGCGACAGGGTGTGCGCCTAGCACGGGACGTGAATCGTGCGACGCTCGCCAAGGTAGACCGCATTGTTAGGCGAGGTGCAGCCAATGGTGACACCGTTGCAAAGATCACTAAGGACTTGAGCCCTGTCTTACGTAACAGAAAGCGGGCGCGTACCGTGGCACGCACTGAGGTCCTGCGTGCAACGCAATCAGGTCAGTTACAGGGCTTCAAGCAGAGTGGCGCGGTGCGTGGAATGCAATGGAACACTGCACTCGATGCAGATGTACGCGACAGTCATGCAATTGATGGGCAGCAGCAGCCGCTAGGAAAGCCGTTCGAGCTGAACTCTGGCGCGCTTGCGCAGCATCCGGGCGACCCTTCACTCTTTCCGGAAGATGTCGTCAACTGTCGCTGCTTCCTTTCACCTATTCTTTTGGAGGATGATTGATGCTAGGTTCACTCGGTCGCCTTGATTCAAGCCCGCGGTGGCGCACAGGATTGTTCCAAGCCTTCAAGGCGGCGACAGCCAGCGAGTTCGCGCTGATTGTTCTTGCTCCGCCGGTAGGGACTAATATTTATGTAACGCGCATCATGAACTTTCCTGTCTCGAGTGATGGTGATGTGATATTCAGCGTTTTGAATAGCTTTGCGATCCAAGCCGGTGAGGCCTCGCTTCCCGTCGTTGGATATGGGGGAACGATCAGCACTGTAGTCAGTGCGGGGGAAACTAATGACGCGACGAGCAAGGTTGCTACTTCTGGCGCTTACGAAATCCAGAAGAATTCAGATGCGGGGCCCAGCCGGTATCAGCCCATCCCGTCAGTCCCCCTGTTCTGCCCGGGCGGTGAGTTCTTCACAATCCAGGGTCGTCAAGCAGCATCGGCCCTTCTCATCAACGTAGAGTTCATTGAGCTCGGCCCCTAGAGGGAGACTAACATGAAGAACTTTGAACGTGTCACAGAGATGGCCATCGAGCGAGCAGAGGACGCTGCAGATGGTGAGTTCACTGCGATTCTTGCAACTAGCGGCGAGGCCAGTGATGGGCACATTCTCTCAGTCAAGGGTATGCGGGTAGCGCCCAAGCTACCGCTTCTCTTCAATCACAAGAGCGAAGCGATGGTCCCGGCGTTGGGCACCGTGCGCAAGCCCGTGAAGTCTGTGGAGAAGGGTCTTGAAGTTCTTCGCGTCACGCCCAAGATCAGCATGGATGGCGATGGCGTACTCGCTGACATTCGACGGGGCGTTTTCCAGCTTGTCAAGGATGGCGCACTTCCGTCTATGTCGGTACGATGGGAAGGCAAAGGCAAGCGGAGAATTGAACTGAAACCAGATCATCCCGCTTTTGTAGATAGCGACAAGCTGGATAGTGATGACTTCGAAAAGCGTTTCGGCCTGTTCTTCGCCAATCCACGGGCGCTCGAGGGTAGCGTCGTGGCGCTTGGCGCAGATCCGAAGGCGCTCGTGGGCAGAGCGCAGGTGAGCGACAGTGAAGGTGAGCGTGTATTCTTCAATGCGCTGGCGCGCAGCATGGAGTCGAATAACGGGGGCAGCGCGAAAGTGGCCGAGGCCTTTGCTGCGCTGACTAGTGCCGTTCAGTCACTTCGCGAACTTGAGGTGCAAGACTGCGATATCGCCAGTCTCATCGATGTTGGAGGGAATCGCCTCGATCTTGTTAGTTACGAGTTTCTCGACGGTGACATTTGCCGTCGAATCTGGCTTCCACGAGCAGCGTGGGAGAGCCTCCGAGGTGAAAGCCTGCGGGAGATGCGCGCCGCATTGGCGCTAACCAAGGAAGCGCAAAGCACCGAACAGCCGGAAGGCGACGAAGGTGACTATGAACCTGAAGTTCAGCAGCCTCAGCAGCGGACCGTTGCTGACATGGCCATCGAAGAGTATAGCCATCTCGTATCTAAGGCCAACGAACAGGCCATCGAGCGGGTGCTCTACTCTGTGATGGGAAAGGTCAAGTGATGAAGATCAATGTAAAGCGCCTCAGTGACGGGGCAGTCATCGAGATCTACGAAAGCGATTTCGACGAGTCGAAGCATGAGCGTATTCCCTCAAGCGTAGGTGACATGACACCTGAGGGTTTCGCAGCCATGCAGGCTGAAGCAACGGGGTCCGCCATTCGGCAGATTCTCGAAGCGCTCGGCGTGGGTAAGCCCGTGGGCAAGCCCGCCACGGGCACGCCCCGGGACCCCAATGGCGATGATGATGATGGTGACGATCAAGATCCGGAGGCTCGCGCCTACGGTGAAGCGGTGCGCGCCATTCCAGCATGGGAGCGTCAGTATCGGCGCCTTCCCGGGGACGAGCGCGCGGTGCGTTCGCCTGAGGGAGATGTGCGAACATGGCGTTTCTTGAAGGCGCACATGGAGCGTGACTTCGCAACCATGCGGCAGGTGATTGCAGAAGATGAAGGGATCCAGCGCATCGTGCGCGCTCAGCGTGCTCTTGGCACGGGGGGCGCTAGCGCCGGAGATCTTCTGCCTACACCGCTCTCGGATCTTATCACGCTGAAGCGTGACAAGATTGAGCGTATCCAGCCTCGTGCCCTCACGGTGACCAGTGTTTCGCAGACGCTGGACATGCCTCGCGAGGACACAGTGGGGGCCGTTGCGGGCGTGGCTGAGAACGCCGATATCGGAGAGACCGATTCGACGTTCACCGAGCTGAACCTCAGCAAGAAGAAGGTGGGTCGTCTGGTACGAACCAGCAAGGAACTGCTCGCTGACGTGAGTGGTGCGTTCAGCCTCGCAACGATTCTGTCAAATCAGGCTGCGCGCAAGCTGGCGGTATACCACGATCTACAGGAAGCAGAGGATGGTGATGGTGTAGGAACAAACTACACTGAATCGCTCATCGAGGCCAGCATCAGCACCGTAACGGCAACGGGCGCGCTGGACCGTGACCTCATCCTCACTGTCCTGTATGGCCTTCCTGACGAGTATCGGGATAGCCCCGGTGTCGTGTGGATGGCGAATGCGGCAATGGTCGAGATCATCGGTAAGCTGGAAGATGCGAATGGGCGTCCGCTCTACAGCACGGCCAATGCACCGGCCGTGCCCGTGGGCGATGTGAACGCGCCGGCAGGCGTCGTGAACGTGGTTGAGGGAAAGCCCCTTATTCAGGTTCCGTTTGCAACTAACATCCTGATGATCGGGCTGCTGTCGGAAGGCTTCACCGTTCTCATGGATGGCGGCATTCGAGTTGAGTCAACCACGGAAGCTGATGACGTGTTCAAGAAGGACCAGATGATGTGGAAGTTTGTTGAGCGCCGCGACTGTGGCGTCAACAACCCCGAAGCCTTCCGTAAGTCGAGCGGCGTGTTCACCTAAGCGCCACGAAGAGAAAGCGGGTGGGGCTGTGAGCAGTTCCCCACCTGCTTTCTCTTCACCCCCCCCCGATGGGAGAAGCGTGTGCAGTGTGATTTCGAAAAGGTGTTGAGTCTGGCGCATGGCAGGTATCTTCGCTGCCGTTCATGCGGCCGAACAGCGAAAGAAGCAGTTGAACAGGGCGATCAGCATTGTAAGCAACAAGCGCAGCGCGCTCTGAAGACCTTTGACAGAAACCGACAGCATGGGGCCTTTCACCGTGGCCTCGGAGGAAATAACAATGAGTGATCTGAAGCGCCTTCCCGACCGACTTCATAGGCGTGTCGAAATTCATAAGGATCTTCGACGCCGCATCGTATTCGTCGCCAGTCGCATGAATGTTCACCCCACGGCAGGGCTGATCAATGAGCTCATTCGGCTAGTTGAGGAGCTACCCGAGGTAGAGCCCATGACCCCTGAGGAGGAACACGCGAAGGTACTGGAACTCGAGGAGGAAGGCGAGCGCATTTCTCGTGAACGCGAGAGCCGGACCCGCCGCGCCCGGGAAGAACGCGCTGCTGAGCTTCTTCACCCCACGTCATGGAAGGTACTGGAACTCGAGGAGGAAGGCGAGCGCACCGAGTCTCAGGGGACCTGAATGCTCCTTACAGAAACAGAAAGTGTGAAGACCTATCTGGGTCTGACTACTAACACGAACGACGCGTTGCTCAATCATCTCATCAGTGGCGTTTCTGCAGTGATCGCGTCTATGATTGGTATACGAATCTCTGAAAACGAGTATGTCGATAAGATTCGTTCGTGGGGCTTCAACGACATCTATCTCACACACGGCCCTGTGATCGAAGTGAAGAGCGTTCTTGAAGGTAGTACTCCGCTGGATAGTAGTTCGTATTCTCTAGTGCATAAGCACACCTTGCGACGCCTCAATAACGGCAGAATCGCTTCATGGGCACTCGATGATGTCACAGTCACTTACAGGGCAGGATATGCTGATGTGCCCGCTGATCTTTCGTATGCGTGCATGGTGCAAGTCGCTTTCGAGTACAGACAGACTAAGCCCGGTGGGGATCGTATCGGACTAAGCGCCAATAGTCCAGCAACGCAGGGTGAGTCTGTGAGCTTCACGCCGCATGATTTGCTTCCTGCCGTTCGTCGCATTGTGGAACTGCACAGGCCGCTATGACCGTTCAAGTGCGTGCGCGCCTAACTAAGCGCAGCCAACGGGATGTTGATCGCTTGTTGCGCAAGCTGCGGCTGGACACGACCGCAGGGCGGCGCATTAGCGAAAAGGCACTAACAAGGGCTGCGCTTGAAGTGCAGAAGATCAGCACTACGAAGAAGATTGTTCGTGGCCGCGCGCGTGATGCACCGCCCCTGCCCGATAGGCTGACAAACCGTAGCGGGGGTCGCGGCCTTGTGGGCAGTATCGCGCTCATCAAGGAAGAACTGCCGGCGAGCATTGGTGTTGGAACCGATCTTGTCTATGGGCCTGTGCATGAACTAGGGCTGGGCCGGTTTCCCGAGCGGCCTTTTCTTTCGCCGGCTTTAGAAGAAGTAGAACCCAAGCTAGCAGACTTCTACATTCGTGAGATCAACAAGGAGCTGAATCGTACATGAGTGTCATAGACGACGTTGTCGCTGCACTCATTGCTGAAGCCGAGTCTGCGCTTCCTTCATACACTGCCATCAACGATGGATTCATTCAGTTGGTCTCTGTTGACGATGAACAGTTTCCGATCGGCATGATGTTCAATCCAACGTCTGCAAATTCTAGGCTGCCGATGAAGCAGAATAATGAGACGATCACGGTCGCAGTTGCTTTGGCTCGGGCACCCGGTGAAGGCGTGTTGATGCGCGCCGATGTTCAAGCCTTAGTAGAGGCGCTGCAAGGGAACACCACTTTAGGCGGGGCTGTAGATGATGCGTTCTTCATTTCATGGGAAGTAGATGACACGCAGACTGCGCGCACGCTGGGGGTTCTTGTGATGGAAGCTGCCCGCGTATCGGTGGACGCAGCATGAGTACGCTACTGGACGTCATAGCAAACCTGGCGAGTGCGCTGGACACTGAGCTCGGCTTGGTCGCAGCAGACAGAATGGCTAGCGACTATAGAGATGATCTAGACGCAATTACCGTTGGACAGACTAGATATCAGTTGCGACACCAATATCAACAAGACATAGAAGGCAACGTAATCTATCAGGCGGCAGCGATTGAGATCAAGTTCTATCACGCTCTTGATAATCTTCAATCGGAGAGCGCCTATACAGAAGATGCTTCTTCCAGTGGCATGCACGCCCAGATGACTGCGCTGCTCAGTCGCAGATGGTGGACTGACAATGTGCCAGGAATCAGGGAGATCGAAGATGGCCCTGACGTACAGGATGATGTTACTCGCGAAGGCAATGTTGTCAGTTGGAGCGTACTGATTGCCTTCCTTCTCACTCCATAGGAGAGAACCATGCCCGCAGAGCAGTGGAACGTGGCCTTGGCGGCCGGTATACAGTCTAATTTCGGGGCGCCCAATGCAACGATCTTGGGACTAGGGGGTACGCTGGATGAAACAGATGGCGTCATTCTGGGCGATAGACAGAGCGGAGATGGACAGAGTGGTATCACGCTTCCCAACTTCGTGCGCGAGGCCAGGGAGCGTGCCGATGTCGGACTAACAAAGCAGGCTGATTCGTTTGTTCGGACAAGCGTATCAGGCCTTGCCATCGCCTTTGAGCTCAAGGGCAATGGTATCACCTCAACGCCCAGCAGCGGGCAGGCGCAGCCAGACCCCGGGATTGATGCGCTATTGCAAGCGGCAGGGCTCAACGGCGCAGCGGGCACCGCTCCCGTGTACGCTTACACTGCGGCCACGGGAACGAAATACCTCACTGTCAAGCTATGGGTCGGTGATCTTTCTTTCAACTTCCAAGACTGTGTTGTTGAAACTTTTTCCATCCCGAACACGGGCGGCGAAGTAGTCATTGCAGTGGCCAACATTCGTGTCGGCTCAATCCAAGGGGCGCCCACTGATGGTGTCACATTCCCCACTATTGACTATGGCAATCAGGCCAGTTTGGGCGCGCCTACGCTTGTGAGCGCTGGTTTCAACTATGATCAGTCGCGAGATTTTCAGTCAGCCGCAGTTGAGATAAACAACACGATTGAAGAGATTGCAGCAGCAAATCAGCCCAGCGGCATCCGCTTGTCGCAGGACACGCGGCGCATCACAATCGACTTGCTTACAGAAATGGATGATGCGAACAGTGATTTTGACTATAACAATCTGGTCGCTACTGCCGCGCCCACTGAAGATGCAAGCTGGCAGCTTGGGAGTGTGACGTCAAGTGGCAATCCACTCAATGGCGTGCTGTTCGAGCTGAATAACATTCAGCTAAACGATGTCAAGTACGACAGAGCTGGTGACCGCGTTGCGGTGCAAGAGCAGGGCGAATGTACCGCCACTTCGGCGGGCGGCGAGTTCACTCTCACATTCAACTAAGGCGATTCAATGGCGCGACGCACCACTGCACGAGTCGATATTGAAGGGAGAGATCGTGTTACGCCTGTGGCAAGGCGCGCACAGTTTTCGCTTCAACGATTGAGCAGTTTTCTGGTCAGCGGCTTTGGGATTGGTCTGGCAACGGTCACAGCAGGCATCACTTCGTTAGTCAGTAAGACGCGTGAATGGATAGACGCTTCTGGGACTCAGGAAGCTAATCTGCAAAGACTGAGGGGCGCACTCGCCAGTCTTGGACCAGAAACAGAACGTGTGACGCAGGCTCTTGCTGCGCAAGCTGCGGCCTTGCAGCAGAACAGCACATTCGGTGACGAACAGATCTTTCTGGTTCAGCAGCAGATTGCGAACTTCGTACGTGAAGAAGAAGCGATCAAGCGATTGACTGAAGTCACTCTTGATTTCGCTACCGCCACTGGACTACAGGCTGAAAGCGCAGCGGCCCTGCTGGGAAAGACTATTGGCTCTACGACTAACGCGCTTTCGCGATACGGTATCGAAGTAGAGGGCGCAATCAATAGTCAAGAGCGCATCAACAATCTCGTCGAAAACGCTACACGTCTATTTGGGGGCCAGTCCGAGGCCGCAGTCAATTCCTATAGAGGAGCAGTAAAGCAGCTAGAAAACGCGCAAGGGGATCTTCAAGAAGTCCTCGGTGATGTATTGATCGGGAGCGATGAAGTTACAGAAAGCATTGATGAGCAGAAAGAAGCTGTCGAGAGGCTCGCGCAGATTGTGAAATCTGCCCCTGGACTCTTTGAC